GTATTCCGCAGCATTACGGTAGATAACGGGGTGGAGTTTGCAGATTATGAGGGTATGGAAAAATCCGTGTTTGGAGAGGAAAAGCGTACCTTTGTTTTCTATTGCCACCCTTATAGCAGTTGGGAGCGTGGGAGTAATGAGAATAACAATAGGCTTATCCGCAGACACATACCAAAAGGGGAAGATTTTGACGGCAGGCAGGACGCAGAGATAGAGTATATAGAAAAATGGATTAACGATTATCCAAGGGGAATCTTTGATTACAGAACATCAGCGGAACTATTCGAGGAAGAGTTACAGAAATTGGCATAAAAATTTTTTTCAAAAACTTGTCGCAAAACTATTGACAAAATATATAGCTTCATTGTAAAATGAAATGCGACAAGAGTTAATAAACTCTATCGCATTTCTTTTTTTTATACGCTTTTATAGGGAATGTGTCAAGGGTTTAGGACTTTTGGCACATTCCTTTTTTATTTTGGAGCGATAGGAGGTGTAGAAAGCGTGAGAAAAGGTAATAGGCGATTGAACTATGAGGACAGAAAGCGGATTGAAAAAATGAAAGAGCAGGGGGCGAGAGTGATTGTAATTGCTGACACTATCGGGGTCCACCGTGCGACTATCTACAACGAGTTAAAGCGTGGAGGTACACCCTATCGGGCGGAAGTCGCACAAAGGACGGTGTAGGTATGGAAATGACGGCGGAAGCGTTGCAGGAAAAGACTAGGGAATTGGCGGATATGGTCGGTAGCGTGGTAGTAGATGAAGCGTTGCCGTTGGAAACATTGGAAGCCGTGGCGGATTGTCTGAAAGAGGATTGCAGGCAGATTAGGCAGGCGGTACAGGATATGCAGGAAGAGCAGCAGGCAATAGAGAGAATGACCGCAGGAAAGGAGGGATAGCGTGGCAAGCAAAACAGAAAGGCACACGGTAGCGTACAGGAACGTGAAAAAGTGCGAGTTTCATAATATCGGGTCGTACATTGTGGCGACAAGCGTAATCGGCGGTACTACGTTTTGTGCGTTCTTTGATTCGGGATTGCATACCGAGGAAAGCATAAGGCGGAGAGGAAGCATAAAGTTACATTCAATTTATTCTAAAAAGTAGGAGGAAAAGAGGAAATGAGCGAAGCAATCAAGCACAACAATGTAGTGATTTTTGATGATAGGGGGATTCCCTCTATTATGGTCCGGTTTGAGAATCCGAGGGCAGCAGTTACCCCGGAAATGTTCATTATCGGAGGGAAAGAGGTAGACGCTATCTATATTTCCAAGTACCCCAATAAGGTAATCAAGGGCAGGGCGTACAGTCTGCCAATGGTAGACCCGACAACGGAAATTTCATTTGATGAAGCCGTGGCAGCTTGCCAGACAAAGGGCGAGGGGTGGCACTTAATG